AGGAGGCGCACTTGTTTCGGGTTGGTCCTGATCGACGTGTTAACGAACGCCTGTCCTACGAAAAGATGCAGCGTGTGCTCCTTGTTTGCGTTAGCGCCTACTGTAACCAGTTGATCAAAGATGGCCGCGGCGAAGCCGTTGCTGGTAAAAAGGGTGAACAAGCCGTGCTGCGTAATGCTTCCGCCCGCCTCTGAATTGTCCGTCCAATGCGCAGGCGCCGTCGACAAGCTGTAAAAGGTCGTGGTGACGGCGCTCAGCACGATCGGTACATCGTTGCTCCATACGCGCAGCACATTGGGCGTGAACTCCAGCAGCGCCAGTGTGCTGATCGTGTTCTTCACGAAAGGCGCGAAGCGGGCCGGCGCGTTGGCGAGCGTAGTGCCGAGATAGCCCCATCCTGGCCGCAGCATCATCGAGCCCATCACGCGCGGCACGTAATTCTGCTGAATGGCCGCGGCAATCGCGGTGCGTCGCACGTCCACGCGCGCCAAGGCGAGCGGATCGATGATCCCGCGGTTGAAGCTGTACAGAGACGGGACTTCGCGCAGCGCCATGGGCGCGGCCGCCTATCCGATGATGTTGCCCGAGGTGTTGCCCCCGTCGCGCCGATTCAGGAATCGCTGGCGCGCACGCGTCCACGAGCCCTGCGCCGGGAACTGGGTCGGATCGGCCATTGCGTTGCGATTCTTCGCCTGATGCTTGGCTTCCTTCACCGCGTTGTCGATGTCCTTGATCGCCGCGTCGTCCTCGGAAATCTTGCGCACCACCTTTTTTGCCAGGCGCGCCGCAACCAGATCGTAGAACGAGCGCGGCCACTTGCCGATCGATCCGCCGTAGTTCGGATCGTTAGAGACGTACCGCACATAGATGGTCAGCAGATCCGCGTACCAGAAACCAGCCTCGTCGAAGTAACGGGTGAGCGGCACGCGGAAAAACTCTTCTTCGCATACAGCGCTGGTGAGCACCCAGTCGGACGGCTTGTCGAAGGCGTAGCGGTAGCCCCAGCTCGGTGTGACGGCCGGATCGTAATCAAGCTGCATCGATCGCATGGCGAAGAACCACTGCCCGTCTTCCAGGCACGCATCCACGATGCCGTCGGCCCAGGCGGTATCGAGCAGATAGCGCGGCTCCCGGTTCTCGGTGAGCGAGGCGAGCGCACGCGAACGGCACAGCAATAACGCCGAATTGTACAAAGCCAATTGCGTCGAGGAATCGGCCATCTATTTCTTCAGCACATCCTTGACCGCGGTTTCAGCCTTGGCGAGTGCGGCTCTGGCATTGGCCTTGTGATTGATCCACCACCACCAGCCGCCCATCAGCGCGGCCCCGATTGCCAGACCCGTCACGAACACCAGCAGATTCGGCATGGTCGCCTCACGTGGCCGCGTTCAGCGTGCGCTCGTAGTTGCGCAGCCAGTCGTCGGCCTGCTCGCGCGTGCGGTGCTCCTTGCTGAGCAGGGCGCTGTCGCGCACGCGAATGACGGAGAACTTGTACTGCGGCCCTTTCCATACGACCTTGTGCTCTTCGGCGGAGATCGTCTGCGAGATGTCGGCATTGTCCAGGCGCCAGCTGTTCAACACGATCACGCGCGCCCAGTTGCGGCCCGCCTCCAGCACCAGGAGGTGCGCGAGCCACGTGCTGTCATCGACCCGCACCTCGATGTGGTCGTATGGCTTGAGCTTGGAAGCCATGTGCGCCCAGTAGCCCGGCTGCTGGATGTCCTCGACGGAGGTTCCAAACTCAGCGTTGCACACCCACTCCTGACGCTCGATCTCGGCCAGGCGCATCCGGATGGGGGTCGCCTGCGTTGCGATACGCCGGCTTGGCTGCTGCCCGGTCGCCTGGGCCTGCGGCGGTGCGGTTACGGTTTCGGGCATTTCTCGCTCCTTGGTGAACCCGGAGGGCGCCGAGACGCCGCTCCGGGGGCAAAGCCGCGCTCGCTCTAGCGCGTGGAGGAAAGCCAGCTATTGGTCGAAAGCGCCCCGGCCGTGAAGGCCGTGGACGAAACATCTCCGATCAGCCCGATCGCCAGCGTCTGACTCGATCCGAGGCTCGAGCAGAAGACGCAGAACAGGATGTCTCCAGGCCGCATCCCGAGCTTGAAGCCGTCGGAGAAGTAGCCGGAGGCGAACACCGCCGAGGATTGGTCGGTCGAGGCGTAGTACCACAGGTTGCCGCCCAGAGCCCGGCCCGGCACCGAGAACAATGTCGAGCCGATCTGGGTCGACCCCATGTTGATGCCGGTCGATACGGCCGTCGAGAAGCCGCCCTGCGACAGCGTTTGGATGATCTGAACCGGGGGGTTGGAAACACTCGAAGCCGCCGTTGAACCTTGGTATGCCATGATGGTCTCCTAGGTTCCGGCGGTTACGCGTACGCGCTGCCGTCGTGGGTTATGACAACGATGCCGGTGTTCTGCAACAGCAGCGCCCCCATGTAGGCCGAGGCCCTGGCGTAGGAATAGTCCTGTTCCAGGTCGTAACCCACCGGCGACTGCAAGCCCGCGGTATCGATCGCGTGTCCCGCAGCGCTCTTGTGGTACAGAAAGCTCTGCTCGGCCGCCGTGCCTTTGCCCGGCAGGCTCGGGTGCTCCACGATCAACGCGTTGCGCCACCGGTAGGCCATCGGCTTGTCGCGCCAAGAGGGCGTCTCCGCGTCCGCATACGGCCGCATGTCTACCCAGTCGGCGCTCACGAACTCTGGCGCCTGCTCCAGGTACGCGAGCATCGATGGCTGGCACAGAAACGTGATGTTGCTGTCCCACGGCACTGCAGCGTTGGAAAGCTTCACGCGTCCGTTCTGGAACATCGAAACGGTCGGCACCGTTCCGCTCGCGCCGATCGCCACCGTGCCGGCGGCGAGGGCCACGTTGATGATCAGGTCGTCGATCTTGCGATTGATCACCGCCATGGTGGTCATCTGCATGATCGCGCGCTGGTTGCCCTGCGAGGCGAACACGTTGAAGCCGGTCTTGCGCACCAAATCGTGCCACTCCTGCAAGGTGCACGTGTTCTGCAGGTTGTCGTCCGTGCGCGCCGGGATGCGGCCATTGACGCCGCGCGTGACTGCCGCCGCGCCGCCCGAGCCGGCCACCAGGAAGATCGCCTGCTGGCCCTTGATCACCGCCTCGGTCGTCACCGTTTCGCGCAGCAGCGACTGATGCTGCTCGAACATCTGGATGAATTCCTGGCGATACTGGATTTGAAATGCGGTGTCCGACATGACGGACTCCCCTTTCACGAAGCAGGTTCATTGCGAACCGTCGTTCGGGGTGTCCACCTGGCGTTTGCTGGGGTGTCCCTTGCGGGCGCCAGCGCCTCGTCAGTAGGCGCCTTGCGACTGGTAACTCAAAGCCGCGCGGTGCCGGGCCGGATACAGCGCTCCACTGGAGGTGGCAGCGGCCCGGGGTGACCGCGTCTGCGCGCATGCTACGCCGCCTTCGCCCTGGATTGCAACTTCTCCCGCGCCTCCAAGAGGTCTCGATAGCGCGCCTGCATCTTCTCGTCCTTGTTGTACTTGTCCCGATTTTTGCGCATGAAAGACTCGATCGACTTGATTTCGTCGTCCACGCCCCCCGGGCCCGCGCCCTGCGGCACGAGGACTCCGGTCGGGTTCTCGATCAGCGCCAGGCCCAGCAGCATCTTCAGGGCTGCGGGTGAAGACCCGATCGGGGTGCCGTCGGCCAGCCGCCCGGATAGGAACTGATCCGCTAGGCCTGGCTCTCCTACGCGATCCAGCATCTGCACGGCCCGGTTGATATTGGCCCTGAATTCCTTGCCCCACTCTTCGCGCAGGTTTTCCTCGCACTGCTCCTTGATCTTCACATCGTCGGCTGCCCGCGCTTCCGTTACTTTCTCCTGAGCTGCGTAATAGGCTCGCAGCACGGCCTTGTTCTGGTCCGGCGTGAGGTGCACCTGATGGGCAATCTTAAGAAAATCGTCCACCAAAGGCTTATCGAGCTCGCCAACGACAATCCCGTTGCCTAGGTCCAAATCGTACTTGTCGGGCGATTCCGGAATGCCGCGCGATTTGCGCCAATCAGCCAACTCCTCAGGCGACGGATTCTTCGGGAGCCGGGTATCGACCTCCGAGAGCTTCGCCTGGGCCGCCTTGAGCGCCTTGGCAAGCTCGGTCGGGGTGGCATAGCGCCCCAGCGCTTTGGCAGCCTCCGCGTCGCCCCCAGCAGCTCTGGCGCGCCAGTCCGCAGGCCAGTAGCCAGCCTGATCGTCGGGTGAGGCGGGCGCAGGAGCGGCAGCCGGAGCTGGGGAGGGAACCGGTGCCGGGGCGGGCGCCACTGGCGGCTGGGACGCAGCCGCGGGCGCCGGGGCGGGCGCAGGAGT